CAAGATAGTCTATCTGCTAAATGATGTAAAACCATATCTCCAAGAAAAATAGCTACATGATTTAAAGTTGGGTGCATAATAGACATTAACAATACATCTCCCTTCTCTAACTTCTCATCACTTCTAAGTTCTCTAAATCCTGTCCTCCACGCATAACTTTCAAACAAAGGATCATCTAAAAACTCCTGCGGTGTCATATTTCTTTCATAATCTTTAAGATCAATATTCTTTTCCTGTTTATACCAATCTCTGACAAGCGACCAACAATCAGTAACACCCCAAACCCACGGGCGACCCAATAGATTTGGAACGTAACCTTCTGGAATACATTCCCCCCATTCTTCTGTTTTAGGGTTAACAATATGCCACGGAAGTTTACTATGCTCACAACTGATGCGATCAGCCTGGCTAGGTATAGGAGGTGTAGCTGGATGACTATGAACTACAGCTATAATCTCACCTGTCTTATCTGCATTTACATAATCTTCTGGATTTAAAATAAAATGCTGATGATCTGTAATAGCTAAATTTTCACAAGGAAAATATCTTTGTTTACCTCTTACATTAAGAAGTAAACCAACAGATTCTTTTGGATCTTGGTCTTTCGCATGAACCAACGCATCATCTCGCCAAGTCATTGATTGAACGTACCAATAGAAGGAAACAAAGCACGAGTACATTGCCTTTTAGGTGCTCGTACCCCTGCCATATCAGTAGATGCAGCTAACTCAAACTCAACTATTTCTCTATTCTCTGTTGATTTACGATCCACAATAAATATCTGACGTTTAAATTCTGCTGTGGGATCTGGTGTTCCTAAAGGATTACTATTACCTGGAAAGTTTACAGCATCTAAGAATCTAGCCATTGTTCTTATTCTCGTAAAAGTAGAGCCAGTAAGATCATTACCTGCTGTTACCTGATTGACACTGACCAAAATAGATGAAATTAATCCTGTTGCATTACTTACTCTTAGTTTAGGTCTAGGTAGTTGACCACGTTGATATGCAAAGCCTGTAGCTTCAATAGGAAATCTAAGATATGAATTACCTGCAAAAACTATTTCACCATTAGCATTTAAGTTTGATCCTGCATGAAATCTATAAATAGTATTTGCACCATGTAATGCTGTATCTAGCTGTAATACAAAAAGTTCAATTATTGCTGAAGGGTTTATCTTTTGAACTTCACTGAAAACAGGACCAGTGCTCATGGTTCAAACACCTCTCTAAACGTAACCTGTATTGTTGCTCTGTTTAAATATGGGATTGATTTGCTCCACGCTTCGCACACAAACTGAGAAGAACTTGCCTCTCCTGGCGGTGTAAAAGTAAAGCTGGCACTATCATTTGCTCTTGCATCAAGAAAAGTTTCTATTGTATCTGCATCTGATTCTGAAACTTCAAAAGTAAAATTAAATACTTTTGGATTTTGATGTTCTGCAAGACCAAACTTAATACGATGCTCATAACCATCAGCAAAGCGGACAGTTGTAGTAATAGGTTGTGATCTTTTCTGCTGTCCGTATTTTGGTGTAATTGAGGGAAAAGTAGCCATTATGCAAGTAAACCTCCAGGTCTTTTTTGTTGTAATATCTCAGATTGTACTGCTGCCGATATGACACGACCAAGTTCTCTTCCCTGCTCTTCGTCACCTTCAACAGCCGATCCAGAGGCATCTACATTTACGACTACAGTGGTTGATCCACCTAGAGAATGGTTTGGCACTATCGTACCTGCTCTATCAGGCACAAATAGCTCTGGTCCTTTTTCTCCTACTATTGATGGTCTACCTACTGGTGGCCTACCACCATTTGCAAACTCATAAAATTCTCCAGGAGCAGCTTTAAAAGGATTAAAGTCTGGAGTAGCTCTCTCTAATGAATTACTTGATATTAATTTATTGTTATTTCCCCCTAACATATTTGAAAATATTCCCATAATTCCTGATCTTACCTGTGCTGCTAATATCTGTGCAGCCATATCTATAAAATGATCTGCTGTGCGTTGAAATAGATTTCTTAGTGCTTCTTGAGCAGTCATGGAACCTTTAACAATTCCTTTAAACGAATCAGCAAATGAATTTCCCATACTCTTACTAAGAGCATCAATTTGCGTTAAAGGTTCAATCAATCTATTCAATTCATCAACGGGTGCTTTGATAATTGCTTGCCTTTCTAGTTCCCTATTAAACTCTTTTTGAATCTCCAGCAACCGTAAAGCCTCATTTACTTTTTGGTCGAAACTCTTCTCGGCCTTTTCTCCTCTAAATTCAGCAGCTTCGTCCAAGTCCATAAATGAGCCACCTCCTGCAAGCCCAAAGAACGCACTGTCTGGGTCGTTTTTAACAAACTTACCTTTAAATGGGTTAAATCTAGTCGCTATTTGCTGAAATAAATTTAATCTTTTTGCTTCTTCCTTTGTTACTGTTCTTTGCTTATTAATAATACCGTTAAGAAGAAAAGACTCCGCTTCTCTTGCATTTTTACTTTTTAAGACTTGTAAGGCAGCTTCAGCTTGATCTAAACTTAATTCTTTAGATAATCCAGGTAATGCATCTAGTATTGATCTATTGTTCTTTAAATCAGAGAATGTGTTGAATATACTTTCTTTTCCAAATACTTGATTTAGAGCTATTCGTGCCTCGCCTCCAAATTGCTTAAAAGAATTTAATGCTGCAAGTGCTTCCTCTTTTGCCAGCCCTAATGATTTTCCAAATTGCGTTACTTGTTTAGCTGTAAGATCAGATATACCTCCTGTAGCTTGTATAGATATATTCAATCTATCTATTCCAGTTCTAAACTCGTCAGCCTGTTGAAGTTGGGTTAGTAGGGCAGTCGCTACAAGACCTCCTGCAAATCCACCAGTTTGACCTCCTAATAATCCTCCAAGAGCACCCCCAGCAAAACCAGTAACACCTCCAGCTACTCCCTGACCGAATAATAAAGGAAACGCACCACTAATTAGTGCCCCTGATAAAACACCGCTTCCGCCTCCAGCAGCTACGGTTGTGCCTCTACCTTTGCCTGGCAATAATGCTCCTTGATTCGTAAAATTTAATGGAGAACTAGGACCCATAGCTGCACCTGAGTGCTTAGGTACTACCGCTTTCTGTGTTTTTGCCGAGTCCTTTTCTATTTTGTTTTGTTTTGCTTTCTCTTTTGTTATTTGTTGTTCTCGCCTAAAAGTTTTGGTTGCTAAAGCTAGTTTATCTCTTTCTGTTTTTAGGGCTGCTTTTCCTACACCCTTTTGACCCATCGCAATATCGTTTAACTTTTTTATTCTTCGCTCAAGATTATTTAACTGCTGGTTAATCTTCCGAACATTGAGTTGTATATTTACTTCGTAATTAGAACCAGCCACTAATTCAAATAAAACATTGCTTTTAGTTTAGCGTACCTTACGATATTGAGCTTTCTTTTGTGCATCTTCGTAGGCTTTATCCTCCCTTTCATTCTTAAGTGTAAAATATGCGTTCCAAGCATAAAGTTCTTCCAGTGTCATCTTCTTCTTTAACTCGCCTAATGTCATTCCTAGCTGTTCCGCAATAAAGAATTGAAGATAAAGGTAGTTATTCTTGTCCAGATGTGCTTTTTACCGCATCAGGAGTAGCCTCCTCACCCACTCCTTGCATCTTTGTCATTAATTCTATTAAAACTGCCATCGGTATTTCCCGTCTTAAACTTGCTCTATCTCCCTCAGAAAATAACTTGTTGCCGTTTTCATCTTCCGCTTTATTTATTATTATTTGGAGCGAGAACTCGAGACTTCCCTCTTCTTGTCCTCTATTGGACGCTATTAAAGTAGCATTTATGGTGTCTCTATCGGCAATAGTAAGAGGTCGCCAATATACAGTTAAGATTAGTTTACCGTCTTTATAAATAGGATAACTACTTCTACTATCTATACTAAATGCTTGCTTTAGTTTGTCGATTGCTCTTTCTGCTGCCATAGAGTTAAGTTTATTATTCTTACACTATACTACTACTTTATTACTTAAAGCCAACCTTTTTAAATGCTTTGTCTATATCTTTGTTGATAAGCCCACCTAATGTATAGACGTTGTACCAGCTTACCGACTTAGCAGTTATCTTATGTTTTCTTGCGTGTTGTGCGTATGTAACCTGCTCATTCTTAAGGTTAGGAAGAGTTTGACCTGGAGCATTTATAGCGAAACCAGCATACTTAGCTCTGTTCCCAACATATAAATCCTGGCCCATCTTTGCCGTAGGAACTCTTGCGTTTTTAAACACTCTTGTTGTACGAGGAGGAATCATAAAGAAAGGTGTGTCAGGATTTCTTTTTCTTCTTGGTTTGACAGGAACTTTAGATACGACCCAGTTTTCACCGAATGTTCCTGTCCACCACGGACCATCTTCAGTAAGGGAGTGTACTATATCTTTTGCTAACTGCTTTCTTCCTTTAAGAATGTCTTTTCTTAAGTCAGTAGTTAGTCTGGATAATGGTTTTCTGCTAGGCATTGGCACTGAAATCGCAGCTAACGACTGTTAAAAAATGACTGTCTCCTTCTACAGTAACAGCCGTTGGCCCTTCTATTTCCGAGACTCTAGGACTCACTGCAAACTTATCCACATAAGTAGAACTATTTATAGAGGCTAAACCCGTTATTACGGATTCGGCTATAGCTGTTGCGGTAGCACTACCACGATTGGGAGGAGTCATTATTCCACATCTTATTGAACCTGCATAGTATTTTTGGGCTGCTCCCTGTGGTTGCGTTGTAGATTGGCTAAAATTTAGATTTACCATTACATATTTTTTGTTTTTACCTGGAGTTGAAAAAGGCATATTATCAAAAATTACATCTACGGTTGGATCGGTGTCAGTTACCGAAGTTAAGATTGCATTTTCAAATGCTGCTCTTGCTTTTACTAAACTCATCAGAAAATAATGTCAATGCGGAACAGGTATTCCTGTCCTCCTTTTAAAGTACGAATATCTGTTATTTTTGCTCCTCTGGTCGATCCAGAAAAAGTTAAAGTTATTTCATCTTGTAGTAAAGGTTGGCTATCTCCTATCAAATCAGGAGTTACATATAATCTCGCAGTATTTTCCTGAAAACCTGCTTCTTCATTGGATTGTACAAACTCTATGGGGACTTTTATCGTGTATTTAGTGTCCACTGTTATAAATTCACCTGTATCTGCGTCATAGCTAGATACACCCTTTCGTGTGTAGACAATTGAGGTGTCTAATGAGTTCCCAAGTTGAGACACCACCTGTTTTGCTATTTGTTTAAATGCTGAATCTAATTGTCCTGCCATTATCCTCTAACCGCCCTAAGTTGAAAAGTCCCTGCCCCACCTAGCATATACGCTCCGAGATAAGTTTGTAGCCACGGATAGACGTCCATAATATTATTTATAGCTCCTGATCCCTGACTTTCTGTATTGTACTTAACTTCTATATCACCTAACTTTACCTCGCTGAAGTTACCATCTTTTCCAGTTGTATCTGTTATTGCTCCTGTGTCATTTGCCAATGCTCTCGCTAACTCAAACTGTGCGTACTTAATGTTTTGAGGGATAGCAGAACAAGCAAGTTCTACTCCATCAACTTGATAATTATTTCTTGGAAACTTTAATGCTTGCCCAGAGTCACATCTATCTCCATAAAATACAAATCCATCAATCCATCTAGTAGCTGATATTAGTGATCTATTCTTTTGATCGTCTGTTTTATTTGTCCAAGTCGAAGAATCTGGAACGGTTTCAAAGTAACTGTTAGCTTCAGCCAAAGTGACATAGCTATTAGCATTTGCTCCTTTTATTGTTGCGTCTATGGTAGCTGCCACGATCCAAAAAGTAATTTAGCTTTATTGTAGCGTAAAGAAAAAACCCCACCAATAATTGATGAGGTTTCGTTATGACCGAATTAATACTACTAAGAGA